CCCACGGCTACTGCCCCGAGTGCGGCGCACGGTGGGGCCACGAGCACGTGTGCGACCCGCCACCGAGCAAGCGGATCAAGCTATGACCGACGCCTGTAGTGAGTGCGTTCGACCGATCGAGCGGGGAGGCAGGCACAGCTCGCATCATGGTCGGGGTCTGTGCTCAACGTGCTACGCCCGCCATGTGCGGCGACTGGATACGCCCTGGGCGGTGGCGCTGGCCGCGAGACGACGTGCAGCGCAGCTCGCGTTCGTCCGGGCGACAGCCGCATGACCGAGCCGTGGCCGGTGATCGTGCGGATGACACCCCCGCGGACGCTGCCCAGGCATCATGCCTGGCAAGTTGATGAGATTCGCCAGTTACGCGACGCCGGCGCGCCACTGGCAGTCGTCGCGCGGTGGGCGACCCAGGTCATGCGCTGCACTGCCCTGGCGCTGACCAAACAGGTTGCGGAGCGGCGAAACTGACCCCATGCTCACGCCAGACCCCACGGTATCGAAGCGGTGCGGTAAGAAGACGCGCGCGGGTGGCAAGTGCGGACGGTGGGCGATGCATGGGCAGAACGTGTGTCACATGCACGGTGGGAAGTCGCCGCAAGCGTTGGCCAAGGCCGACGAGCGACTGCGCAGTCTGGAATTGCCAGCCATCGACATGATCGGGTGGTTGATTCTGCATGCGGATACTGATGCAGTCAGGCTGGCCGCCGCCCGGTGGCTGCTTGAGATTCTTGGGCACAAGGCCACTGAGAAGGTCCAGACTGACGGTCGGACCGTCCTCCAGGTCGAGTACGTCGAGCGCACGCTAGCGTTGCCAGAGCGAGCCGGGTGACGACGACGATTCGCATCCAGCTGCCGCGTCTGCACCCGACCCAGGCGCGTATCAAAGGCGAGTCCAGGCGTTTCAACGTCGTCGCCCTCGGCCGCCGCGCGGGCAAGAGCACCCTTGCTCAAGATCTGCTCACCGAGGTCGCCCTGCACGGCCAGCCCGCGGGCTACTTCGCGCCGACGTACAAACTCCTCGCCGAGTTCTGGCGCGAGATCCGCAGCGTGCTCGAGCCGGTGACCCGTAATAAATCCGAGCAGGACCATCGGCTCGAGCTGATCAGCGGCGGCGTGCTCGAGTGCTGGTCGCTCGACGATCCCAACCCTGCTCGCGGCCGGCGCTACGGCCTGATCGTGGTCGACGAGGCGGCGATGGTCCGCGACCTGCTCGAGATCTGGCAGCTCGCGCTACGGCCCACGCTGACCGATCTCGCTGGCGGCGCCTGGTTCATGTCCACGCCGCGCGGCCTGAACGACTTCTGGTCGCTGTATCAGCAGGGCCAGGACCCGTTACAAACCGAGTGGGCGTCGTGGTCGATGCCCACGTCAGTGAACCCGTACATCCAGCCGACGGAGCTCGCCGCGGCTAAGCACGACCTCCCCGAACGCGCCTGGGCGCAGGAGTATCTGGCTGAGTTCCTGCAACTCGAGGGCGGGGGCGTGTTCCGCGGCGTACAAGCAGTGTCGCGTCTGGCGCCGCGGCCTCCGGAACGCGGCCACCAGCACGTCATCGGCGTTGACTGGGGGCGCGTCTCCGACTTCACCGCCGTCAGCGTTATCGACGCCACCCTCGGCGAGCAGGTCGCTCTCGACCGCTTTTCCGAGATCGACTACGAGCTGCAGACCGAACGGCTCCACCGCTGGTGCGAGGCGTACAAGCCGGTGCTGATCGTGGCCGAGCAGAACAGCATGGGCCGACCGCTCGTTGAACGCTTGCAGACGGGCTACGCGCGCATCCTGGGCGAGCCGCGGCCGGCGCTGCCGGTGTGGGCCTGGGACGCCACCAACGCCTCGAAGGCGGCGCTCGTCCAGGCGCTCGGACTGGCGATCGAGCGCGGCGACCTGACGCTGCTCGAGGACCCGGTCCAGACAGCCGAGCTACTCGGCTACGAAGCCCAGGTCCTGCCGTCGGGGATGCTGCGCTACGGCGCGCCGCCGGGGCAGCACGACGACACGGTCATTGCGCTGGGATTGGCCTACCTGGGAGCGCAGCGGGAACGGGCGCCGACGGGGCGCTCGAGCTACGCCTACAACACCAACGGGCGGCACTGAGTAGCGGCGTGATGAGCCGAAGTCTGTTGGAGCCGGAGGTCTACGGCGACTGCTATCTCGAACAAGCGTTCGAAATGCTGCTGATGACGCCAGAGGAGTGGGTGCTGTCGCGCGTGCTCGAACCATCGGAGATACTCGAGCGCATCGGGGTTTGGCCCGGCGGGCTTCCGCCGTCGATGCACGACATCCTGGCGTATACCCACGGGCGGCACTGATGACCCCGCTGCTCGAGTGTTTGCGACAGCTCGCCGTCACGGCGGCGTATCTGCGCCAGGTGGGGCGGCGGCACGAGCAGTGGGCCGAGATCTGGGCGCGGCACCTCGAGGACGACGCCAAATCGCTGCGGCTCCTGGCCGAGGTGCTGGTGGACGACGCGTTCGACCTCGAGGTCAGCCGCGGGGTCGAAGCCGAGGTCCAAGCCAGACTGCACGAGGACGCAAGCCGGCGCGACGTGATCTCGTAAGCGCGTTGCGTCGATTGGGTACTCACCCTGTATTGACCTAGGCGTTACACTCGCGGCAACCGTGGCTGAGCGCGCCCTCAAGGCTCCCGACTCGCACTACCTGCTCGATCTCCAGACCGAGCTCGGCGACGAGTACCGCGACCAGGACAACGAACTGGACGCGTACCGCGAAGTCCGCGAGATGCGCGTCCCCGCCCTCGCCGAGTCAGACCGCAAGTACCAGCTCGTTAGCGTCGACCCGCGCGACCCCGACGTGACCGAGGAATCGCTGCAGCAGACGGCGATCCTCACGCTCGAGCGGCCCAAGCTGTTCATCACCGGCGGCGAGGGCGACACCCAGCAGACCCTGGCCACCGATCGCGAGCACTGGACCGAAGAGACCCTGTGGCGCTGCGGGACGCGCTCGCCGGGCTCCGACACCATGGCCCAGGTGACCGACGCCGCGCTGAACGATGGCGGCGGCTGGACCAAGCTGTTGTGGGCGAGCGACCTGTGGGAGGCGCGCTACAAGGTCCCCAAGCCGAAGGCCAGCGACGAGACCGACGCCTACACCGACTACGACAAGGCCACCGAGGACGCCAAGAAGCGGGCCGGCCCACCGTTCGAATGGCTGTACGTCGATCCGCGTACGGTCTACCCGCAGTGGTCGGGCGGCCGCCTGTGCGAGGTCCTCGAGGTCAGCGAGCGGACGGTCCGCTCCACGTTCCGCCGCTACCACCTGGATCGCGACGGCGACGGCAACATCGTCCCCGAGGAGCTCGGCGTCGCGGGCACGCACGAGCTGCGCGAAAAGGTCCAGTTCCTCGAGCACTGGGACGACACCTGGGTGACCTACGCGGTGGTCGGCAAGAACCACCAGCAGACGCCGACGGGCTACATCGTCAAGCAGTTCAAGCACAAGTACCCGTTCGGCGTGCCCTACGACTACGCGCCGGGGCTGACGATGAACCACTGGCGCAACCGCAAGGTGGGCTGGGGCATCGGCCACACCAAGCTGTGGCTCGTGAAATATCGGGCGTTTCTACGCGCGCTGCATGCGAACTACGTGGCGAGAGACCTGCTGCCGCCGCTGGTGACCTATGGTGACACGCCCGCGGCGGTCGTCGGGACGGGCGACGGCCTGCCGCGGGAACCGATGGACCTGCACCCCGGCGAGATCCTGAACCTGGCCCCTGGCCGCCAGTTGCAGACCGTGCCGATGCCGCCGCCGGACACGCTCGAGCGGCACATGCAACTGATCGACAACGCGATCATGCAGCTCGAGTCACCGCGCGTAACGACCCTCTCGGGCATGGAGGGCGCCGGCTTCGCCATCAGCCAGATCCTGAGCTACACCCGCACTCGCGTCGGGCCGATCCGCCACAACCTCGAGCGGTTGCTCGAGGGCCAGACGGAAAAACTCTGGACGCTGGTTCGCGAACGCGCCGGCGAGAAGGTCTGGGTGTTTTATTCAGGGGGCGACAAGGACGCGGCGGGCTACCTCGGCCTCGGGCCGAAAGACTTCGAGCGGCCGATGCAAGTTCGTTGGGAAGTGCAGTCCGAGCTGCCGACGGACGAGATGCTGCGGGTGCGGACGGCCACCGAGCGGCTCAACAACGGCACCTGGGGCGCCGACGAGGCGGTCCAGTACCTAGGGGATAACCCTGACGAGATCCGCCGCTCGCGCATGCGCGACGAGATCCGCTCGAGCCCGCAGTACAAGCAGTACCTGATGGCCCAGGTGTTCATGAACGCCGGCCGCGGCGACCTGCTGGCGAAGGCCGGCGAGGCCGAGCAGATGGCCATGCAGGGGCAGCTCCCGTCACCGGGCGGGGGTGGGCCGGGCGTCTTCGAGGGCGGCGGGCCGGGTCAGCCGTCCGTACCCGATCTGGCTGCCCTGGCGGCCACGCCGAACGGAACCGGCGCCACGCCGCCAGGGACTCCAGGGCCGTACCAGCCGGGCGCACCGCAGGGACTGCCGCCAGGTCCTGGGGTCGGCTAGATGCCCGTCGTCGGGAGCCGCCAGCCCGAGGGCGAGCTGATCCGGCTGCAGGCAGAGTTGTTTGACGAAGTCCAGAAGGACTCGAGCGCGATCGCGCCGCACATCTTCGGCGATGTCGACAACCAGCCCGACCTGGGCAGTGTGCCGAACAGTCGGCTCGACGCCATCTACCGCGAGGCGTACCAGAAGAACGATCGCGAGTTCCTGCAGCGCGAGGCGCGCCGCGACCCGCAGCAGTTCCTGAAGGTCGTTGAGCGGCTGGGGGTGAGCCAGGGGCCGCCGCACACGGTGGTGCAGCCCAACGCCCTGGCACAAGGCATAACCCAACAGCAGCAATCGCAGGCCGCACCCCCGATGCTGCCGCCGGGCGGGGCCATGCCAGCGTCCCCTGTCGCACTGGCGACCCCAACGGTGCCGCTTGCACCACCCGTGCCAGCCGGCCCGCCGGTGATCCTGGGGCCGAACGGACAGCCGCTGCCGCCAGGACTCGTCTGATGGCCGGGCGGGTGTGGGTGCCGGGCTACCGCAAAGAGGACGGCACGGTCGTCGACGGCTACTGGCGCGACGAGAATCGCACCAAGCGGGCGCCGCGGCTCAAGGGCGCCCGCACGTTCCGCAGCGTGTTTTTCCGCAAGGTCAAGACGTAGATGCCGGGCACGATTCTCCTCGCCGACCTCGAGCGCGCCAACGACGACGAGCTGCGCAACCACCTCCAGGGCTTGATGGTCAGCGCACCTACCTCGAGCGACAGCCTGACCAACCCGCTCGGGACGGGTAACGCCGCGCCGCCGCAGGAATTGCAGGACCACCTAACGGCGCTGCTCGAGGCCGCTCCCGAGCCACCGCCGGCGCGGATGCCACAACCCGAGCTGGCTCAGGAGGGCCCGCCGCCGGCCAGCATGAACGCGCCCGCGGGGATGTTCGAATCCAG